GATTGGAGAAAAAAAGACTTTTTTAGATTTGTAAAATTATTCATGGATGGAAAATCTGAGTATTATCAAGATCCTTACTTTATAGAAAATTATAAAGACGAAGTATTAAGTTTATTATAATAGTATTTCTTGTAGCCCTCTTCGGAGGGTTACGACAAGTGCTAGGTGCTTTAAGTGAAAGTAAACAAGTTGTCTTGACGAAGACGATGTAGTGTTAGGCGAGTAGTACGAGTTGTACTTGAGTACATGGTTAGCGAAACTGAATGAGGTGACTATAATATAAACGATAACCTTATTTGGAGAAAGTAGTGAAGCCATGTGCTACCAAACTTTTAAAAAAGGAGAAACAAATGAGTAAATTTAAACAACACTTAATGGATAAAGAACAACAGTTAGATGAACAAATTATTTTTATGAATAAAATGATAAATAATACACAAGGTGTAATTGATAAATCTAATGACACTTGGGTGATAAGATATTGGGTCAATGTTAGAAATACTTTACAAGAACAACAAGCAGATTTACAAAAACAAAAGACTGGAATTAGTTATTGATATTCCTTAGACAATCGTTTAAGGTTGTGTTGTCACCACTATGTGACTATCCTTTGTTGCACCTAACAGCGTCATTTCTGTTGGGTGCTACTTTTATAAAAAGGTCAGCATGGAAAAAAATTTGTGGTCATCACTTAACCAGTTACAAAAGACAGATCCAGCTATGTTTTTAATGAGGGTAGAATCTACCACAATCAACGGAATACCAGACGTTCATGTATGTATTCAAGGTCAATCTTTTTGGCTTGAGTTAAAGTCTAATGATGATAAGAAATTTGGCTTATCTAAATATCAAATCATTTGGCAGATAGATTACTTGAATGTCGGAGGCAATGTATTCAACTTAGTTTTGGCACCCTCGCAGAGGGCACTGAAACTTGTGAAGTTAATTCCAGCTTTGTTCTCATTCTGTACTGGTTCTGTGCCAAATGTAGAACGGTTCGATGTGCTAGGATCTAAACCATACAATCAAAAAAACTTACAATCTATAATTAAGTTGGCAAGTGATTCATGTGGCTAGTTCGCATAACGTACATTATGTTAAAAAAAGACGTTTGTTCACGTTATGTTCTGCATGGGTCGTAAAAGAAGGCTCAGGATTTTGTGGCAATAGTCAAGGGTTATTTTATTATTTATTGGGGGTCGCTATTTTTTATGTTACTGTGCGTATGGCTATAGGTTGAGTTGGATACATACATATAGGCAGTAAACATCTAGATAGTTTTATGGTATAAATATTTTATGAGTAACACTGAACATTTAACGACTGACAGATTAAGATTACAAGTAGAAAAAGTTTTATTACAACACGTTAAACTTTGCCAAGATAATTTTTTATATTTTGTTCAAGAGATGTGGCAAGATTTTATTTGCAGAAAAGAAAAAAATAAAAGCAAGTGGGGTCATCATCAAATAATTGCAAATGAGTTCTCTCAGGTTGCTAATAAAAGAAAAGGGAGGCTCATAATTAACATGCCTCCAAGACATACTAAATCAGAATTTGCATCGGTATACTTCCCAGCATGGATGATTGGTAAGTATCCAAAATTAAAAATTATGCAAGTATCTCATAACACAGAACTTGCAGTTCGATTTGGAAGTAAGGTTCGAAACATAATTGATTCTCCAGAGTACAAACAAATTTTTGGAGATGTAAAATTGCGTGAAGACTCTAAAGCAAAAGGTCGTTGGGAAACTAATCATGGTGGAGAATATTACGCAGCTGGAGTTGGAGCATCCATAACTGGTCGTGGTGCAGACTTATTGATTATTGATGATCCACATACGGAACAAGATTCGATGTCTGACTTAGCAATGGAAAGAGCATATGATTGGTATACTTCAGGACCAAGACAAAGACTACAACCTGGTGGATCTATTCTTTTGGTTATGACACGATGGGCAGAAGATGATTTAACTGGTAGATTATTGAAGGCTCAAAAAGAACCAAAAGCAGATTCATGGAAAACAATTTCTTTTCCAGCCATACTACCAGATGGTAAACCAGTTTGGTCAGAATATTGGGAACGAGAAGAATTAGAAAAAATCAAAGCTTCATTACCCATTAGAAATTGGTCAGCACAATACATGCAAGAACCAACTTCCGAGGAAGGAGCTATTATAAAACGAGAGTGGTGGCAACCTTGGAAAGAAGAATCCATGCCAAACTTAGTTCATGTTATACAAAGTTACGATACAGCTTTTAGTAAAAAAGAAACTGCTGACTATTCTGCTATTACAACTTGGGGTGTTTTTTATCCAGATGAAGTTACACCTAATATAATTTTATTAGATGCTATGAGAGGTAAGTATGATTTTCCAGAATTAAAAGTAGTAGCATTAGAGTCTTATAAATATTGGGAACCAGAAAGTGTAATCATAGAACAAAAAGCAAGTGGTGAACCTTTAACGCAAGAATTTAGAAGAATGGGTATACCAGTCATTCCATTTGTACCAAGTAAAGGCAATGATAAATTTACTAGAGTAAATTCTGTTGCACCTATATTTGAAAGTGGTGCTGTTTGGTATCCTTATGGAGAAACTTTATCAGATGAAGTAATTGAAGAATGTGCTAGTTTTCCACATGGTGCACATGATGACTACGTTGATAGTATGACACAAGCACTTTTACGATATAGACAAGGTAACTTTGTTGAACTATACTCTGATTATGTGGATAACGAAGATCTACCACCAAAACAATATAATTATTATTGAGGATAGTTATGAGTAGTAGCAAAAACAAACCTAAAGAACCAAAAATTAAATATGATTTTGCAGAACAAATAAAACGTAATAATCCATCATATAAATATGATGTTAAATCTATTATCTTAAATACTATGGGTAAGAAAAAAATTAAGAAAAAAAACAAAGGTGGATTACTAGTCTCTCCTAAATTAGCGAAAAGAGGTTTTTAATGATAAAAAAAATAAAAGAAATTTTTTCTAAAATAAAAAAAAGATTATTTGGTAAACTCTGTGAATGTATGCCTAAGAAAAAAAGTAAAAGAGGGAGACCAAAAAAATGAGTTTGCTTGATGATTTAAAAGAACAAGAAAGAAGATTAAAAGAACCTAAAACACTTAAAGAAAAAATTCTTAGACAAGAAAAAAGAGTTAAAGCTGGTCCTTCTAAAAAAAATAAAAAAAGAACTACTCGTGATTCTTATCAACCTTTATCAAAAGATAAAGTAACAAAACCCTCTGGTAGATCAGCAAAAGATAAATTAGAAATGTATGAAACTCTTACTGGAGAAAGTGCTTTACAACCTTTAAGGGATTTAATTGATGGACCTTCGGCTCCAGATATTGCGATACCAGATTTAGCATCAGAAGTGAGACAAGGAGTAGAGGCAAAGAAAGCTTTAATTAGAGCAACACCTAAAATGTATCCTATGTATTATGAAAGAGCTAATAAAGGAAAATTTATAAAAGTAAAAACTAAATTAGGTAGAACGAAAAAAACAAAATTATTATGATTGATGAAGAAAATCAAGAACAACTAAACGAAGAAATAGTTGATGAAGTAAATGCAGATACTAATTCAGTTGATGTTGAAGTAACCGAGCCTTCAGAAACAGAAGAGCTAGTTGAAGAAATAATTGAAACACAAAAAGATTTTTATTCTAATTTAGCTGAAGATATGGATGATAGAATTTTGTCTCGTATCAGTGGTGATTTATTAGAAGACTATAAGAGAGATAAAGAATCAAGAAGTGATTGGGAAAAGTCTTATACTTCTGGATTAGATTTATTAGGTTTTAAAATGAGTGAAGATAGTCGACCTTTTCAAGGAGCAAGTTCTGTTACACATCCTTTACTCGCAGAATCAGTAACACAGTTTCAAGCTCAAGCTTATAAAGAATTGTTACCAAGTGATGGACCAGTTCGCACTTTAGTTATTGGAGATGCTACAAGAGAAAAAGAAGATCAAGCACAAAGAGTTCAAGAATTTATGAACTACATGTTAATGGAACAAATGGAAGAGTATACTCCAGAGTTTGATCAGTTGTTATTTTATTTACCCTTAGCTGGATCTGCTTTTAAAAAAATATATTATGATGAAGTTATGCAAAGAGCTATATCAAAGTTTGTACCAGCAGAAGATTTGATCGTTCCTTATTATGCAACAGACTTGAAAGATTGTGAACGCATCACGCATCTTGTTAAGATGAATGAAAATGATATTCTTAAAAAACAAAGAAGTGGTTTTTATAGAGATGTAGAAATTTTACCTTCACGAAGTGATGATAATGAAGTGCAAGATAAATATGATTCTATTGAAGGTATTACACCAACTGGGGAAAAAGAATATCAGTTTAATGTTTTAGAGA